GTCTTCGATGATCCCTGCCGTCGTACGCGGGGTGACGGTGTTGCCAACGTTGTCGACGACACGCACACCGATGGTTCCCACCAGTCCGGTCGTGCCGAAGTCGACCACCGCCTCGAAGTTGGCCGAGGGGAGGCTGTAGATCACGCCGTGATCCTACGGCTTCGTTCGGCTATCAGGCGCTGAGGTACAGGGCTGCGAGCGCGGCGGATCGCTTCTTCTGATCCTTCGCGGCATCGCCGGTCTGGTCGGCGAAAACGGCCACGTTCTTCTGCCCGAAGCTGGACCCGTCGAGCAGCGTGGCAAGCTCCCCGTTCGTCAGCGTGATCCCGTCCTTGTACGAGTACGCCTCGACATCGGTGCCGCCACCGTTGATGTTCGCTAGCTGCTGGTCAGACCCGTTGACGACTGTGTAGTTGACCACGTGCTCTCCTTTCTACAGGTTCACTCGGATGGAAAGACGCCCCAGAAGGCACGGCCGCAGGCGCCCCCCTCATTGATCTCACCGCTCGAGCCGACGTGCCCCAGCCAGAGCTGGAGCTCGTCCTGGTGGAGTTCGTGAGGATGGCCGTCGTGGGGCGGAAGATCGAGCCACTCGAAGATGCGAATCCGTTTCGCGCAGCGGCGGCTCTCGCGGACGACGAGCTCGGGATCGCGGACGTGCTGGAGGACGTTGTAGATCCACACCTCGTCAGCGGAACGATCGGGCACGTTGGGCAGGAAGTCCTCCGCGTACTCGAGCACCCAGTTGATGTCCGCCTCGAGGTAGCGCATCGCCACCCACTGTGGGAATAGGCAGGGGTCGATAACCCCGAGCGATCCAGGGTTTCGGCACTTCAGGAGCAGCGAGCAGGGACCGCCGCCGATGTCGAGGATGGAGTAGCCACCGAGGTCGATCTCTGGCCCCGGACCGCCGAGATCCATTAGGACCAGCTGCATGTAGCGGGCGTACACCAGCTGCTTCGTTTCCTCCCCGTAGGTGTTCTTGCAGTCGCCCCACCAGGCTGCCTCGAACTGCTGCTCCTCCGAGATGGTGGTCACGGTGCCCATCCTAGAAGTGCGTCGTGACGACGACGCAGCCGTGCCCACCGCGACCGCCGAAGCCATTCGCCGCGCCGCCACCGCCGCCACCACCGCCGCCGGGGAATCCTCCGGTGCCACCAGCGGCGATGGAAGCTCCTCCGCCGACGCCGCCCGAGCCACCGTAAGGCAGCCTTCCAGATGTCCCCCCCGAGGCGCCCTGCGCGGAGTTGACGCCCGCCATTCCGCCGCCCATGCCAGATGCGGAGATGTTCGTGTTCGTGCGCCCGCCCGAGCCACCGCCACCACCCCTCATGCTGTCTCCGTTCGCGCCGAGACCGAGGCCCGCGTCGGTGTCGCCGCCCGACTCACCGCCGCCGCCTCCGAAGTCCCCCTCGGAGCCGCCAACCGGTGCTGTCGTTCCCGATCCGCCGGGAGCGCCACCGTTGGCGTTCGCCCGAGCAGCCTGCGCGTCATTGAGTTCGCGCCGGGTGGTACTCACGGGCGGCGAAGTCGTTCCGCTGCCGGAGCCGCAGCCGCCATTGCCACCGTCGGCCGAGGCAGCCGCCGTTGCCGCCGTCCCAGGGACGCGAGACGTGTTCGTCAGGGGGCCGGGGTTGCTCTTGTCGAACTCCGACAGGGTGCCCATGTTCCCGGCCTGGTTGAGCGCCGTACCAGCCGCGCCGCCAGCGCCGGCTATGAGGACGACCGATGTGGGCAGGTCCGAAGCGTTGTACCACGCCTCGGCGTAGCCGCCACCACCACCGCCCCCGCCGCCCGCCGAGGTGACCGCACTCTGGCCCCCGGAGCCGCTACCGCCACCGTCGCACAGCTGCACGAAGACGCGCCGTGCGCCCGACGGCTTGATCCATCTGTCCTGAGCGTTCGTCGGGGAGCCGATGAAGATCTGGGTCTGAACTCCGCGGGCAGCGGGCATGAAGGATGACGTGTCGGCCGGAAGGAAATGAATGCGGGTGCAGAGGTCGTAAGACGTGTTCGCCCAGGTGACGGTTGTCGCGTCTACCGACCCCTCTCCATCCTTCACACCGGAGGCCATGTAGAGGAAGCCGCCCGTGCCATCGGTCGTGCCGTCGTCGAACTGCTCGGTCAGGGAGGAGAGACTCGCGTTCGTCAGGGCGGAGCCTTCGGCGCTGGCGTTGTCTGCGCTCCCGGCGAAGATGTCCACGACGAGGACCGCGTCACAGAACGTCTGTGAGGCAGGACTCGTCCCAGTAGTCGAGGTAGTGAACTTCCAGTTGTTTCCGCCGAAGGCGAACGGATCGTCTGCGTCCTGGGCGCCTCGCACCGCGAACATAAAGCCGTAGGTGTGATCACCGGTGTCGACAAGCGTGGGCGCGGACTCAGCGCCGTTGTCACGCTTCCAGAAGATGCAGAGCCGGTTGGCAGTCGCGAATGAAGCGGTATTCAGTCCGTTCTGCGGACCGAGTTGCGTGTAGCCAGCGGGAGCGGCTACCAGCCCGTCATTCGATGTCTGGAGGACGAGGACGAGGATGTCGTCGGCAGCGTGCGTGCCGGGCAGCGTTGCGGTCGGCGTGCCGGTACTCGAGAACTCGGCGCCGACCGAGATGACCTCCGGGGCCGTCGGAGCAGCCGCTGCCCCGGTCGCGCCTGTGGCACCCACGCCGGTAGCTCCGGTAGCTCCGGTGGCACCGTTGGCACCCGTTGCGCCCGTGGCCCCGGTCGCGCCGGTGGCGCCCGTGTTCCCGGCACCAGTAGCCCCCGTGCTGCCGACCGGGCCAGTCGCGCCGGTGATGCCTATCGGGCCGATGATGCCGTCTGGCCCGACGGGGCCGGTAGCTCCTGTCGCCCCGTTCGCCCCAGTGGCACCGGTCGCCCCCTGCGCTCCGGTCGCTCCCGTCGAACCCTGAGCGCCCGTCGCTCCGGTAGCGCCCGTCGCTCCCTGCGTGCCGGCGGTGCCCGTCGCACCGGTAGATCCCTGGGCGCCAGTAGCGCCGGTTGATCCCTGAGCGCCTGTGGCACCTGTGGCGCCCTGAGCTCCAGTCGCCCCGGTGATGCCGGTGGGCCCGGCCAGACCATCGAGGCCGATAGGACCAGTCGCCCCGGTCGCGCCGGTCGTACCCTGCGCTCCCGTCGCCCCCGTCGTCCCTTGCGCCCCGGTGGCCCCTGTCGCGCCATTCGCGCCAGTCGCCCCTGTCGTCCCCTGCGCGCCCGTGGCTCCCGTGGTGCCCTGGGCGCCCGTGGCGCCGGTAGTGCCGACCGCTCCCGTCGCCCCCGTAGATCCTTGAGCTCCCGTGGCACCAGTGGAACCCTGCGCGCCAGTCGCCCCCGTAGCGCCATCCGCTCCGGTGGCACCCGTGACCCCGACCGGGCCGATGATCCCATCCGGCCCGACTGGTCCCGTAGATCCCGTAGCTCCTGTAGATCCCTGCGCTCCCGTTGCTCCGGTCACGCCTACGCCGCCGGTCGCCCCGGTCGCCCCGGTCGCACCCTGCGTACCGGCGCCCGTCGCGCCCGTGGCGCCAGAGCCTCCCACCGATCCGGTAGCGCCCGTCGTGCCAGCGCCGGTGGCGCCCGTGGCGCCCGTGGCGCCCTCGGAGCCCGTAGCCCCGGTGGCGCCCTGCGTTCCTGATCCAGTGGCACCGGTGGCACCAGCGCCGCCGGTCGCTCCGGTGGCCCCTTGCGTGCCAGCACCGGTAGCGCCTGTGGCACCTGATCCCGTAGCTCCAGTGGCTCCGTCTGATCCAGCGCCTCCTGTGGCTCCTGTCGCACCAGTAACTCCAGAACCTGTAGCGCCAGTGGCGCCGGTAGCGCCGTCAGAACCAGCAGACCCAGCAGAGCCGGTGGCGCCTGTCACACCTGCGCCGGTAGCGCCGGTAGCGCCAGTCGCTCCGACGCCGGCGACGATCGCTTCGGGAACCCACCTCTGGGCGCCGGCGTCCCAGGTCAGCGCGTCGTTGTCGGCCGGCGGCGTCGAAACAACATCGACATCGAAGAGCTCGCGCAGCCTCCGAAAGAGACGGAGGGCGGGCATAGGGTTACTACGCCCGCCCTTCCGTTACTAGCTCGTCGAGGTTACGGACTGCGCAGCGCAGTCTGCTGTCGGCGGTTCGACGTCCGTCTTCCAGTAGGCACCATCGCTGATGTCTGAGCCGTCTGGCGGACCGTCACCGTAAGGGCCGTCTCCCCAGTTCGAGTTCGTGCGGGAGAAGCCGTTCAGCGAGATCTGCGTGGCGTCCTCACCGAAGGTGTTGTCGGCCAGCGACCAGGAGGTCGAGGGGAACACCCAGTGAATCCAGGGGAACGCCCCGTCCTGGCCTGAGCCAACAACGTGCTTCGTCCAATACTCGAAGGCGACCGAAGGAAGGTCGTCGTCGCAGTCGAGCGAGGATGGGAACACGAGGCCGACGACATCGCCTGAGTCGTCGATCGTCTCTCCACCCAGCAGGAACGCCTCCATCTCGGGCTCGAGTGCAGCCTTGTTGAAGCTGAACTCGAACCAGTTGAAGGTGTCAGGGAACTTGAACCGCGCGACCGAGCAACCACACCCGTTCCGAACCGAGACCGTGTTACCGCTCTCGATGTTCGGCGTCAGTGTGATCTCAATCGGGCTGTCCGTGACGTACGACATGGAGCCTGCGACCACGTTGCCAGCTGAATCGACCACCGTGAGACGCACGGCGCACAAGCCGAATGAAACACCACAATTTACGGCCATTGACCTATTCCTCCTTTCGCCTCGTCGGTGGTCAAGCCGCTAGTCCCAATCCACGAGAACGCCGACCTGGAGGGCGGTGTCCCATAGGGCAAGGACAGGTCGCTCGGCACGGAAGGTGACCGTGTTGTCCGAGCGGTCGAGGGCTTCGGCAATCGGCGGCACGGTGATCTCTCCCAGGTACACGCGCACCGGTCCCGTGGCGAACATCCAGTCCTGATCTGCGGCTGGTGTGGAGCCACCGTCGGGGTCGGTGTCGATGTAGCCCGAGCCAGAGACCACTGGTGTCCCCGAGCCGGTCGTGTAGAGCTGCCCTTCATCCGAGTAGGTGAGGGCAGGGTTGAGCGCCGCCAGCGTGCCCGGAGCGGCATGGATGACTCCACCACGCCCGGTGCCGGCGATTGCATCCTCGAGGTAGGCCAGCGCGACGGCGGGAGACTCTGTAGCGCCTCCCAGAATCGTCAGGTTGGCATCCCCGAAGAAGGGGTTGTTCGTCAGCGGTGCGTTGTCGAAGCCCTGGGCGAGAACCTGCTCGACGCCGTGCGACGTCGTCACGTCCAACGTCACCACCGCCATCTCGGCCAGGTCTTGCCAGCCGAGCGACGAGCAGGTGACGGGCAGGTAGAGGACGAAGGGATCGAAGCTCGCCTGCGGGCGATCCTCGCCTTCGGCCTTCTCCCGGAACGTGCCTTCTGAGCAAAGTCCCCAGGTCTCCGGCGTTGCCTCCGGGTAGCCGAGCAGATTGACGCCATTCAGCCAGCGCTCCGTCTGATCGAGCACGCCCGGTACTTCCAGCAACGTGTGCTTGCGACGAACAGGAGGGGGACCGACGAGGTCGCGCCGGATACCTACCCCGGTGATAGCCATCTCGTCAGTCCCCTCCCTCTAGCTCCTAGTCGCAGGTCCGCGCGGTTCCGGCCGGTGGGAACTGGCCGACTGCGCAGATGTCAGATGTCACCCAGTAGGCGGCCTGTTCGGGGCCGATGCGGGCGACGTTTCGGAAGACTTCCGAGAAGATCTGGAAGTCGTTGGTCGAGTTGAGCGTCGAGTCACGGACGATGCCCAGGTTGAGCTCACCCATGTCCAGACCGAGGAACGTGCCCTCGGGGTGGATGGCCCACTGGATGTTGTCCGGGAACGGGTCGATGGCCGCGGCTGTCTGAGCCGAGTCGGCGATCTGGGTCGTTCCTGTCGACGGCGAGTCGAGGTAGTAGACCGGCTCGATGCCCGCCGAGCGGAGGTAGCTGTCGATGTCGCCGCGGGTGCGATAGCGCGTGTCCAGCTGGTTCTGGATCGTGTCCAGAAGCAGGATGTCCAGCGTCACCGCCGGCAGGAACGCCCGGAAGCGCGCCTCCCTCGGCAGACGCAAGCGCGACCGCATTCCGAAGGCAGACTTCGTGATGGCGTCCACCACGTAGATCAGCCCGCCCAGCGTCTCGGCGCCGTTCGTCACGTTGATCGACAGCGCCTTGATCCGATCGAGCATCCGCGTCTCAGCGGCTCGAGCTCGCTCGGCCATCGTCAGCTCCATCTCGTGCCGGATCTTCTCCGGCCAAGACATCGCCAGCAGGTTCCCGAACTCACGGCAGGCCGCGATGATGCCGACCGCCGTCTCCGTGTAGTCCGGGCAGTCGACGTCCAGGCAGGCCTTCGTTGCGAAGGTGCCGCCAAGGGCGTCGTCGGACTCCTCGATGATCGTGATCGCGCCGGTTGCGTCGCCCATCGTGGTCGGCGTCGGGACGTTGATGCCGCCCCTGTTCGCCCGGAACTTGGGCAGCGCGTCCCAGACCGGCTCCGCATCCGTTGCCAGCTGCGGCATCGAATAGATCGGAGTCAGCGGGGCACAGAGCCCACCGGAGGCCACCAGCACGTCGAGTGCGCGGTGTCCCAGGTAGGGGCTACCGATCTCGCGGATCTTCTCCGCGTTCTCGGCGCCGTCACGACCGAGCGTGCGCTCGGGCGGGTAGTTGTCGCGGTAGTCGATCGAGGCCACGATGTGCTTGACCTCTCCGACCTTCGGGTCCGCAACAGAGTGCACCGGCGAGCCCAGGGCGCGAGCAGTTCTGGAGATCGCATCCGCGATGTCCTCGTCTGACTCGAACTTCTGGCCCGGCGTGGTCGTCGGGACAAGACCGGAAGCGACGAAGCTCAGCTCCTTCGTTTCCGTAACAACGACCCGATCTGCTGCTGGAGCTGGCGGCCGGCGAAGAGTGACCTTGACCTTCTCGTTCGCTTCGGTCTCGGCTGCGGCGAGGACGAGCTCGCGATCCGCTGCTGGCTCCTCCACCTCAGTCTCCGCGCTTGCCTCTGACTCTGCAGCCTCTTCCTCACCCTCTGCTGCTTCGCCTTCTGCTTCCTCTGCCTCGCCTTCTGCTTCGGCCTCCTCCTCATCGCCCTCGGCCTCTGCCTTGGGGAAAAATCGAGAGGCGACCTCTGCCTTCGTCGAGACGTACTGCTCCTGCGCCTCGAGGCGCGTTGCCTTCTCGGCACGGAGCTGTTCGACCTGCTCCGCACCCATCTGGTACTGCTCGATGATCTGCTCGCCGGACAGGCCCTCCAGGAACTTCTCGTCGTCGGCGTCGATCAGCCGCGCCGCCTGAAGGTGCTCGTCCTCGAGACCCTGCAGCTCGTCGTCGGAGAGCTCGGCTAGAGCTTCCGGAAGAGCTGGAAAGAGTGAATCCATGGGTGCCTCCTGGACGACGTAACCAAACGTCGCCGACTCCTATGGATTCGGCTCACCCGCCAGTGGCTATGCCTCAGGCGTGTTGTCGGGTTTGTAGCACACCTGGGCGGACGTCACCAGTCATAGGCGTCTGCATCTTCGGCGAGAAGTAGCGCCTTCCAGCCCTCGACGGTTCTCATGCCCTTGACGCTGGGCACGCCCAGGTGCTCGACGAGCGAGGGCACGGTGACCATGAACGACTGCTGCGTGCGCTTCGCCCACTGTGCGCAGATGCCGTCGTCGGCCCGCGGGTTGGGATAGCCCCGGAGCTTCACGTCCGTCTTCGTCCACTCCAGGAACTCCTCGGCCTTCTGCCGAGGCCAGAGGCAGGCGACGAGTGGAACGAAGGGCGCGGGGTAGAGGCCCACGTAGGGCTGGCCTCTTGCAAAGGCCCTACGTGCTCGTGCCGCCGCGCCCACCGGCTGTTTAGCAAGAAACAGGCAGACCGGCGTTTCTGGGTTGGTCGCGGCGATCCTTCGTAGAGCGTCCGCGAAGTTCTGCACGGGCATTGCATCATCCTGGATGATCAGCAAGTGATCGCAGGGAGGGATGTCCGTCAGGCAGAGCTGATAGCCGGCCCAGGGAGACGGCGGCACCGACTCGTGCTCGATCACCTCGACGGGTAGCGGAGCCAGCGCGGCGAGCTGTGCTTCCCTAAGCTCTCGCCGCGCCGGGTAGGCCTGGACGCGGCAGCGGATCAACCGACCCAGTTGGCGCCGAAGAGCAGGAACAGCACGAAGCTGGCGGCAATGGCGACTCTTGCCAGCGTGTCGAGATTGATTGGCATCTTCCCTCCTTAGCGAACGATGCGGTAGCCCGAGGAGAAGTCCATGTTGATGTTCTGGCCGTTAGGAATGACGGCGGCACCGTCAATCAGCAAGTCGTAGTAGGTGATGGGTACGAGGTTGGCGTCCGTACCGCCGGTAGTGTCCGAGTCGTAGGCGAGCACGGCCTTGCGCCAGGAGTCGCCGGCCACGATCGTCGCGAACACCTGCACCGGCGTTCCCAGCTCGAGCAGCGTGAAGTGGTCCGACGTGTCCACAGTCGGCGCGGCGATGTCGGCGTCGGTGATCGTCTTGCGCGCGTAGCCCGCGTTCGTCACCTCTGCGGAGGCACCAGCCAAAATGGCGTCCACTGTCGCGTAGGCACGCAGCGTGTCGTCGATGACGAGCCCGGTCGAAGCGAGCACGAGCAGGATCAGCGCGGAGTTGGCCGGGTCGTTGTTGTTGACCCGGTAGTGGAACTCGACCTCCCTGCCCTTCGCGATGTCGAAGACGCCGGAGGCCATTAGAGGTCTGTCGTCACCACGGGCACCATCGTCACTGTCTGCGCGGCGCCATCGAGGTTGATGCCGACCTGCGGCACGTCGCCGGCCTGGCCAGCGACCAGCACCATTCTCACCGTCTGCCCATTTTCGTCGACAGTGACGGGCGGGTTAGGGACGGTGGCGGCCAAGTCCCGAGGCGATCAGCGCCTTGCGGCGCAGGTAGGAGCGGCCGCGGACAGTGCCGATGCGCAGGCCGAGCTCGTGCCGGCGCTCCTCGTAGTCGAACTGCTCGCCGGTGAAGTCGCCGGAGAGGATGATCGCTGCCACGTCACCCGATGCTGTGACGGCCAGCGGAATGGGGAAGCCCGGTACGGGGACCGCTAGGGCGGCAACCAGCTTCCCATCCCGCCAGTCTCCAGAGGGCGGGTTTGCTCTCAGGTCGCGCAAACCCTCGCCTGAGATGTCGTTGCGAACCACCCCCGAGAGCCAGATGCCGTAGGTGCCGTTGCGGGCACGAACGAATGCACCGACCTGTCCTGTGTGGTCGTAGTGTGCGCGCGCGGCATCCGCGTCCGCGGTCAGCGGTGCATGAGGTCCGCCGAATGTCACCTTGCCGACCGCGATCTCGTCGCCCTCTGCGGTTTCCAGTCGGCCGAGATGGAAGCCCGAGTAGTCGGCATCCACCGGCGCCTGGATGCACTCCGAGAGCGCGCCGTTCATGCGACCGATGTGACAGGAGCCCCAGGGAGCGAGGTGTCCGTAAACCCGGCCGTCTGCGGCCACCGTCAACGGGGTAGGTCGGGTGGCCTCGGGTTGATCGAACCACTCCCTAGGGGGCTTCAATGGGAAGGCCGCCACGCTCACGATCGTAGTCGACTCAGAGGACATTGGGAATCTCGTTCTGCTCGATCAGCCCCGTGAAGCCTGGCGGCAGCTCCGGCTGACGAGGCTCGAACAGCGTGTGCGCGGCGTAGGTCTCGAGACGCTGGCAGAGCACGGTGGCCTGCGTTTTCTCGATGCCCCATTCCTCGAGGATGCCCATGAACTCATCGGTGCCTCCACGCACGAGGTTGATCGGATCGTGCTCTCCCATCTCCTGTAGCTGCTCCAGTCCGAGTGCGGAGGCGACCAGCGAGTTGGGGATGCCTTCGGTCTTCTCGGCGCACTCCTCGCAGGACGTATGGTGAGAGCGGAGTCGCGCGCCCGCCTTTGCCCGGCACTGGCGCAAAGCCATGGCCGCCGCGCCGAGGATGGAGGCGGTGCGCGCCTCCTCGCGCGAGACGACTCGCCCCGGCTTCGGTGACGGCGGTCCCTGAGAAGGATCTGGCTTGCCGTTGGCCGTCGGCGGCGGCCCGGTCGGGAAGGGCGCCGGCGACGGAGCTTCGATGTCGAACGAGTCCTGGATCAGCTGCGGGTTGCGCGTGATGATGGAAGCGATCTTCTGGAGCTCCTCGTCGGAGGGAGCATCCTTCTCGGAGAACCCGGTCTGCTCGCGCAGCGCGTCCCAGGAGAGGCCGCCGACCTTGAACACCTCCAGAGCGTCGGCGGAGCGATCAGGGCTGACGACGACCTGCGAGTCGTCGAAGGCGATGACGACGTCCTCCCAGGTCTCGCCCGCTTCCTGCAGCGCCGGCCGCAGGTAGGCCTCGTTCAGGTCGTCCACGAACTGCTCGGCGCGGGTGACGCCATGCGAAGCCCACATGTCGTGCTGCACCTGCTTGGCCGTCCAGTGGTTCGCGTCGCTCATGCCCAGCAGAACCTCGGGCGGCATGTCCAGGCCGAGCGCCAGACGCTTGACGGCCTCCACGCGCAGATCGCGCTCCAGGTAGTCGGTCTGAGGATCGTGCATCTGAATCCACTTGATGCCGTCCTTGATCCACTCGTAGCCACCCTCCAGGAGGAAGGGCACACGTGCCTCTGCCGAGCCGGGGTTCTCGATCTGCGCCTTCAGATGTTCGATGAAGGAGCGCAGGAACGGATTCGCCTCTGGGTCGTCATCCGCACCACCGATGTCGGGGTTGGGTGAAATCTCAGAGGCGATCGCCAACATGCCGTTGGTCAGGCGCGTGACCGCGGTCGCGCGCACCGACGCCGTCAGCAGCACGAGCTCTTCTGCGATGTCGAGCACGGCGCGCATCGGCGAGTCGGCGTTGTCGCTCATCGCCGGGTGCGAGGTCCACATGCGGTAGCCCTCGGTCTCGCCTTCGCCCTCGACGCGCTTGCCGGCGCCGCTCTCGCGATACATCTTGCCG